CCAGCAACATCAGCAATCTCAACTTGTATCGGATCCCAAGTTACAATACCAGGATATTTAAACTTATGGTTTCCTATCTGGTATTCACTTGAGTTCACAGTTGCAGATGGAAGTTCTGCACTCTTAGCCCACCAATAAGTTGTCCCGTCAATAGAGAGTCTAAATCTAAATTGACGGGTCGGTTCGTTATTGTTTTGCTTCCAAAAAGCCATTATTCACCTTGTGATTATTTAGGTAGGTAAGTCTGACCTGCAACCTCACAAGTAGCCCAATCGTAAGCAACAGTCAAAGAGATAGAACGAAGATCGTCACTCTCGTAAGACATTGTGTCAAAGTCAACAGACTTAAGGAATGGGTTGTTAAGCGTCCAAGATTCGATAATAGCGCCAGTCTCATCAAGGATTTCGATCTTGAATGCATTAGCTCCCAAAGACTGTTGGTTAGAAGCAAATTGAGATTTGCTAATAGTAGCCATCGCAGCTTGAGTATTGTTTGTTGGATCAGGTCTAACATCATATCCAGCGTTAGTGATGATCTCCATGGTCTTGTTGATAACATCATTATCACCAGCAGGGTCAACTAAGGTAAGGCTTACGTCATCCCAAGTAGTTTTACCTGGAAACTTATAAACATTGTCAAGATATGAGTGCTGGGTTTCTCCAACAGAAAATGTTGGAACCTTTACGTCTTTTGCCCACCAAGCAACATCATTAGCGAGTGTTACCTTAAAGCGAAATTTTCTCTTTGGTACTACATCATTTTGTTTCCAGAAAGCCATTTAAATTATCTCCTAAGTATTTGTAATAAATAGAGGGAGTTTATTAAAACTCCACTCCAGTGTTGGTGATCACAAAGTCAATTGCGATGAATTCAATTGCTCTTGCAGGCTTGATGAATACTTGAGCATAGAGAATGTTTCGATCAATAAGATCTGGTGTAGTTGTGGTTTCGTCAAGAACAAGCTTGTATTCAGTGATTCCGCCTTCAGACTTTGCTTGAGCAAGAACTACTTCTGCTCTTGACTTAAAGCGGTTCCAAGTAGCTTGGATATTAGCATCAAACAAGATTGTATCAGCGATATCTCCAATGCGCTTCTTGAGGAAGATCATCAAACGACGAACGTTGATGCGATCAAGAGCAGACATTTGAGTCTGAAGGGTCTTTTGTCCAAAGATCACGATGTCACTTGTTGCAGGGAAACGTGCAATTGGGTTAAGACTAACTTCGTAAAGATCATCTCTGTCATCTTTTGTAAGGTGCTCAACGGTTCCAACAACGTTTGGTCCACCAACTCCACCAAGAGTTGAGAGTCCACCGCGATTAAATCCAGCAGGAGCAAACCAAGGCTGTGATGCAGCTTCAGAAGCAGCAATTGCACCGATAGCAGCAACAGATGGAGGCATAACCAAGATGTTTCCAGCAGGGTTTGCGCTATCCTTAACGCGAACGTTAGGGAAGTATGCTGCACCGTAAGATGAATCAATAACATCAGTCTTCATCTTGCTGATTACAGTAGTCAATGAAGCTGCTTGCTCAACACCGTTGTTATCAGTATCTGGTTGGAAGATACCTTCACGATCAATAATCGCAAGAGCATCACCGCGCTCAGTTACCATATTCACAAGCTTAGTGTTAAGAGAGTGATTGATAACACCAGGCATAGAAATCAAGTCGTAACGAATGATATCTTTGTCAGACACAATATCGATTGCCTTGTGAAGAGAGTAAACAACATAGTTGCTGGTCTCTGTACCAGATGACAAATTGGTGTTAGAGAAAGGATCAGCTTTCTTGATGTCAATTCCGTCAAATCCTCCAAAGAAAGGCATACGGAACTGCTTTACTCTCTCAGTATTGATAAGAGCTTCGAGTCCATTGACAGCAGCATAAGAAGTATTACCATCATAAGCTCCGTTCTCGTAGTACCACAATCCAGCAGAACCAGACTTGATGTCAAGAAGCGAGAAGACCTCAGATGCACCAGAGTTTGCATCAGAAAGAGCGAGGTGCGGATCTTTGATGTATCCATTAAACAAGCAGTAATCTGCGTGTGATGCATCAAGACCAACGGTCGCAACCAATTTTCTTTTTGGCTCATAACCGAACAAATAGGTGTTTGCAAAGTTCTCGCCGGTTGCAGATCTATCTTCTGTGGTAAGGTTAAACAATGGGAACTTAACGTTCATGTTATAACCGGCTGGCATATTTGAGATAATTTCAGCTTGATTATCTTTGTTTGCAATCAAAGGCAAGTCAGATCCAGAAGCCTCAAACCAAGTTTGTGCAGTTCCAAGAGAACCAGAGGTAAGAGACAAAGTATCTTGTGACTTTGGAAGAGTGAATCCAAGAGGAGTATCGCCCTTGTTTACAGCAGAGTTAAGCTCTACTCTTACATAATCAGATACATTTGGGTACAATCCTTTCTGGGTATACTTGCGGTTGGTATCATCCCACTCTTGGTAATAATCACCAATCTTCTTTAGAACATAGTTAGCAGAATTCTTGTCGAAGTTACAGTTTGCATATTGCTCAACAACGACACCGCCTCTTAAAACATTAACTGTGAATGCAGCTGTTCCACCATTTCTTGTGCTTGGAAGAAGAATGTTGGTGATAGAGACAGTATATCTGTTTTGGAACTCAGTTCCTTCATGCAAAGATACAAGTCGGAAAAGTTTCTTTTCTTCTGGCTTCTCGCCAACAACCCAACCAGTCTTAGATGCAACCATTTGAGACTCTCTGTCGCCAAATGATGTAGAACCAGACTCCAACAATGCTACGAATGCATAGGTATTGGTTCCTGCAAGATAAGAAGCATCAATGTCATAAGTCTCGCCCAAGAAGAACTTGGCATCTACACCATTAGTGTAGTTTGTTGATGCCTCAAGTTGAGTTGCATCTGTGCTAATCTTGTTTCTGATATAGTTTGTGCTTGTTGGGTCAAAGCTGATGTTTCTTTTTTCTTCTCCAGTTGATGAAGAAAGAACAAGTGTGAATTCAGTATCTTGTGTACTCTCAACAAGAATACCAAGACCAGATGTTTCAGCAGCATCATCAGCAGCCGCACCAGAAACACCAAGTGCAGCTCCGGTAAGATAAACTACAGCAGCAAGTGCAGCATCTTGAGTACCAGACCCAGACTTAGCCAAGAAAATACCATAAGCTCCAACATTATCAGCAGGAGTAGCACTCTCAACATTGTTTACTTGCCACCCAGCTTTTGTACCAGTTGCATTATCAGATTGCTCACCAGCAAGACGAACAACTTTTAGAGGCCCAACGCCTGCTGCAAGATATGCTTGAGCAGCATATGAAGCATATGAAGGAGCAGAAGTATTCCCCTCTCTCCATGGATCATTGTTTTGAGCACCGTCAATTGGGCTACCAAAAACATCGTAGTAAGCCTGTAGAGAATCAACCTTAACTGGTACCATAGCAGGTCCTTGACGGGTTCTGCCGATGATAACCATACCATCCGCTTCTGGGATTGGCTCAAGTTGTGATTGATCGATTTCTCTTAATTCAACGCCTGGTGAGACGAAATCAAATTTAATAGGCATCAAAATTCTCCTTAATATGTATATTCGTAGTAAATAGTTTCATTTTTCCTTAAAAGAACTATTCTCTGTACTTCCCATCATCATTTGCCCAAGGTCGTGTATCACCTACAATAACACGCTCTCGTGATATCCTCACTTGGACTTGATTTTCTCTTCTGGTTATTTGTGGAACCTCTCTGTTAACACCGTCTCCAACAAGGTAACCAAGTACCTTTAATTTAACTTTCGCCTCGAACATTCTTTCGTCCTGTCCGAGACTGTTGATATTATTTGACAAACCGTAATCGTCCTGAATAAAAAGTTCATAACGATGCCCATTATACTCTATGACATCTGCTTTTGTTGATAAAACAAAAGAAGGCAATATATCATTCATTTGTTGTTGATATTCTGTTCTAATATTAACATCAAACATACAAGAGACATAATTTGGCTGAGGTATGGTTATTGTTTGATAAACAACTTTGTTATTATCAAATGGACCAGTTTCATCCCCTTTTGTTGCTCGGTTACGATCAGCATTTGCAAAGTTTCTTGTTTTATCTTGTTTGATAACTTTAGTGATCTCAGCAACACCAGCACCACGACTTCTTATTTCTGATGTCAATGCTTGGAATGCACCTTTAAAAGTATCTTCTCTGGTGACTGATTGTCTAGACACAGTGATTAATGGCAACTTAAGTTTGCCAACAGAATCTCTCAAATCTTTATCTGCTTTGATTTGGAAAGCACGCTCAGATCCCATCCACAATACGGGAACCTTTTCCCACCCCTTGTTGGTAGTCGTATGCAAATGAAGAACATCATTTACATAATTATAGACAGCAGTATCAATCGTCTCTAGGGTAGAAGGCTCAAATGTTTCTATTTCATGTCCCATCGAATAAGCCCTCCCTAGATCTAATGCATTCTGCTTGTATCTCAAATCTTGATTCCACTTGCCCAAAGAGAAGTTTTGGCTCATTTAGCTTTACTATCTCATAGTAGATGCTTCCATATCTAACAAAATCACCTTCTCTAACAAATAGGTTCTGATCTTCAGTAAGTCTTCTTTTGTGAAAATTTACTTTGATCTTTGTTGATTTATCAATAGCAAACCCATCCATATCAGCTGTCTCGACGCCATCATACTCAACAAGAGCATAAACTCTCACAGGATGAAGGAAGTTCTTTTCTATTGCTTCTCCGTAGATTGGATGATAATTTGTGTGCTCAATGTCAATTGGGAAGTAAAGAACCTGCTGTCCAACAACTCGTTCGATAATTTCATCGTTGATTTGTTTTACAAGGTTCTTTTCTTTTTCTCCAAGAAATAGTGGAGGTGGTGGCGATGCCGGTTGTTCCCATTCATTGGACATTTATTATCCTCTTAAAATTTTTAATTTAAGTCTTCTCTTTGATTCGGTTATTTCCTGTTCAGGTGGTGGTTCATCAAAGGATCTCCAAGGCATTGGTTTTGGCTGACTAGCAAACCTCTCCATCTTTTCTTCATCAGAAAGCGGTGGCAGACCAATTCTCTCTGGTGAGATGTGATCATCAATGTAAGTTACAAGATCGTCATTGATTTCTTCCCAATCAGCATGCTTTTCCAAAGCGTCAAAGTGCGATCTGATGTCTGCTTTTTTCTTAAAGTTATACTCATTAGCAGACCAACTAAGTTTATACTTTACTTCTTCTTCGTCATCATCTATCAACTCAAAGTAAATGTTCATTTTATCCACTGGAAGTTTTAGCACGCCCGGCCCTCCAAGAGAGTCATGCACGACTCCTCTGATAATTTCTCTTAAATCTTCGTCTCCGGCTCCATAAGCAGCGTTAAGAAGAGCAGCAATCTTAATGCCTTCTTCTTCGTCTTTTTGATACTCGTATTCACCGGTTGCGGTGTATCCATCAGACATTGGATCACCAGTTTCTTCATCATGGTATTGATCAAAGTCAAACTCAAAGTCTCCAATCTGTCCATCAGAGTATTCATAATCTGCTAGTTTTCCAAAGAAATACTCATTCCCGCCTTCCATTAGATCTAAATTTTGGAGGACAGGCCAGATCATTTGATTCATAGGACCGCCTCTTGTGAATAGGCTGTCAATCCCTAATCTTGATCCATAGCGAGTTCGGCTGTCCTCAAAAGCGGTAGCCAATTGATTCTCAATGTCTTCATAATAGAAATAATTTTCTTCTGACATTTTCAGGATAAACTCATCATCAAGATCTATCATAATCTTATATCCTTTCGTATCTCCGTTCTCAACATACGAAACATGAACTCTATCAACCATGTTATCGTATTCCATGCGCTCAGACCATTCATTGAGTTTTTCATCAATTGCGTTTGCTGCCTCCTGTGCCTCGGAGAATGTAATGTCGGTATCTCTTGGGTTGGACACAAAGAATGTGACGGTAGCCTTAATGCTAATGCTAAAAGATTCACCCCATTGCTCAACCTCATAATTAACATCAATGTTGTTTGAGATACCAAGACCGTCAATTACACGCTGAATCTCTTCCTCAACA